ACCGCTATCTTTACGGCTATCTATAACCCATTGTTATTATTATATATTCTTGTTGAGGTTCTAACTAACTAACTAAGAGTAATAAAGGTAATAAAGTCAGTAGGTTAAGAGGTAGCGGTAAACGTGCCCGAACTACAGGGAGTGTGGTCATGTCGGGCAGAGGTGTCGTGATGCGCATATAATAACGCTTGACACGGTGTGCTGGATCGTGTAACGGTATGGTATTTAAGACGTTTAGCGTCTGTACATAGGGGGATAACGTGTGACGATAGTGGTGCACGACATAGATGGTGACAATTGGACGCCTATAACGATTGCCGGAGATGGCGGCGTGTGTTGGCTGCAAGAGATCCCGAGCAACGGTCAGGTGGTCATAAATCACTCAGATAATCTCACGTCATTTGATAAGGACGAATCATATTTCTTATTGAACGCAAAGCGGCGTATACAGCACATAGGCGTGGATAATCCAAATGATATTTATTACGCAAAGTGTGGTGTGTCCGGTACTACAGCGGTTTTAATTACTGATACCGGGGACGGTTTTATCGGTGACATGATGAGTAAAACGGTACTGTCGGATAGCGGCGCCATGCTGGTGAACGATGTTGACGCCAGGAACCGGATGTCGTTAAATACGGTTTTCGGTGAGAAGATAACCGCCACCAGACGTGCGGATATTGCCGCACAGTTTCAATACGGCTTCCCTGCGAGAGCGGCGGTACCTGAGATTTCCAACGGTGGCACGATATCGATTGTGGAGTCCATGCTGGTACTTTCTACGGGTGTTAACGTTGCGGGAAGTGCTGCTATATCAAATCGAAAGGCGTTGCGGTATATACCTGGACAGGAGGCGTTTTCCAATTTCACGGTAGTATTCACGACACCGAAAGCTGACAGCCATCAAAGAGCGGGTCTTTTCGATTCAGAAAATGGGTTTTTTATCGGATATGAGGGCACAGGGTTTTACGCCACCCGGAGACGAGGTGGTGTGGACATCAAGGTGTTGATCGATTTGAATTCGGTGTTTGACGTAAAGGACGGAGTGTTCGATCCCACAAAAGGGAACGTGTATCGAATAAGTTTCGGGTATCTCGGCTTTGCAGTAATAAATTTCGAAGTAATGGCGTCATGCGGGTGTTGGCAGGAACTTCATAGAATAACATACCCAAATACCACCACAGTGACACACATATTAAATACGAACCTGCAGCCGCGCGGAGAGATTGAAAACACCGGGAACGACACGGATATTTCGATAAAAATAGGCAGTTTTGCGGCGGGGGTGACAGATGGGGGCGGCGGAGATCCTGCTGCGCGGCTTTTTACATTTGCAGCGACAGAGCAATCGATATCTGCCGGTACATTAATGGTGGTAACCTTCCGAAGTAAAGCAGAATTTTCAGGATTGACAAACTATATACAGTCTATTTTAACGTTACTATCATTTAACACAGATCTAAGTAAGTCGTCTCTATGGGAGTTAGAAAAGAACGCCACCATAACCAATACCCCGACATGGGACGATGTAAGCACACTTGACTCAACTACGGAGTATTCTACTGACGCGGTTGTGACGCACGATTCTGGTACACTGGATTTTTCGTTGCCTCTCGGTAAGATTAGCAGAGTTTTGGTAACGGATCTCGAAATACAAAATCTGGAATTATTGCCGGGCGATATTATGACGCTTTTTATAACGACGCCCCTCGGTACGAGCGGGACATATGATCTGTCATTTAGATGGAAGGAGCTATTTTAGTATGGGTGATCGAATACCAGTATGGATGGCGAGGGCGTCGTGTGCACCCCCTAAAATATTTGCCACACCGACCGATCTATGGCTCGCGTGTTGCGAGTATTTCCAATGGATCGAGGACAACCCTTTATATGCGGCTGAAACCGTGAAATTTAAAGGTGTAGGTACCACCATGGACGTGCCGAGAATGCGCGCTATGACCCAGATCGGTCTATGCACTTTTCTCGGTGTCACGCATATAACATGGCGTAATTATCGGGAACACCCGGAGTATGCGGATACCTGTTCGGCCGTGGATGACATAATCTATCAACAGAAACTTACCGGAGCGGCAGCAGACTTACTGAACCAGAATATAATAGCCAGGGAACTTGGACTCAAAGACAAACAGGAACTCGCGCATACGGGCGCAGAAGGTGGTCCCATAGCGACCACCGTTCTCGATCCGGCAGAATACGCAAAAATACGTAAACAAATGCTGGAAGACGATGACTGCTAACCCACCACCCGGTGTGGTAACTGAGGCCAGACGCCTCGAGTGTGAGATAGACGGGCTATATTTTAATCGATATTTTCTTAAACAGCGTCTCGGTGCCAAGATGGTTATCGGGCAGCACCACCCGATAATGCAGGCGGCACTTGATCGCACCATGTTACCGCCGAACGACCCCCAGTACATACCAAGATTGATTATTAATGTCCCGCCCGGATATACAAAAACGGAAATGGCGGCCATAAATTACATGGCGCGCGGTCTTGCAATAGATCCGCGCTGCCGGTTCCTGCATTTATCATATTCCGACGATCTGGCATTACAAAATTCAGCAACCACCAGGGAAATAGTAAAAAGTTATAACTATCAAACCATGTGGCGGGTACAGACCAAAGACGACATGGACAGTAAGAAAACATGGTGGACCGTGCAAACGGGCGGGGTACGTGCCGCGTCCGCTGGGGGCCAGGTTACTGGATTTCGAGCCGGTCACATGGAAAAAGACAAATTTACCGGGGCCATGATCATAGATGACCCCCTGAAACCTGACGACGCATATTCCGAGGTAAAACGGGGCGCAGTCAATAACGGATACAGTGAGACAGCGGCCAGTCGGCTTGCAGTTGAGACCGTCCCGGTAATTGTCATTATGCAGCGCATACACTGGGATGATCTGTCCGGGTATCTATTGCGCGGGGGAAGCGGGGAGATGTGGCACCACTTGAATTTGCCCGTCATACTCGACCATACGGATGAATATCCCGAAGATTACACACACGGCGTACCGTTGCCTCATGGTCTGCCAGACGGGTGGTTATGGTCGTATAAACATGATCAAGAGAACGAACTTGCACTCAGATCCCACCGTCGGAAGTTTGCCTCACAGTATATGCAGAAACCACCGCGTAGGGATGAGGAGCAGATGATCTGGCAAGAAGATGACATAAAAAACGCCCGCGTGGACGTTTTCGATACACCGGTACGTACGGTGGTATCTGTTGATCCTGCGGTCAGTAACAGTAAAACCTCGGACGAGCACGGCATAGTGGTGGCGAGCGGGCACGGGCCGAACAGATACACGGTCGACGCGGATTATACCCGTCGGGGCAGCCCTAAACAGTGGGCAGACGCGGCTATCTATGCGCATGAATATCATGCCGCCGCCGCTATCGTTATAGAAACGAACCAGGGCGGGGACATGTGTGAGGAAACGCTGCGCAATGCGGGTTTTACAGGTAAAATAATACGTGTACATGCGTCGAAGGGGAAAGTCGCACGGGCGGAACCTATAGCGGCGCTGTACACACAGGGGTTTGTTAAGCATAAGCCGGGTTTATTGAAATTAGAGGACGAAATGCTTGACTTAGACCCTGTAACTGGTTTAAGTAATGGTAAATCGCCCAACAGGGTCGATGCGGTCGTATGGGCATTAACGGAGTTAAGTAAACACGGTAAGTTTATGGTGAGCTAATGGTATTTGAACTAAGAGAGTTTATTTTCGTAATCGTGACGCTGGCGTCGATTATCGGTACATTTGAGGTGATGCGGTCTCGGGTTAAAAAAGTTGAAGATTCAAACGACAGGGTGACAAAGACTTTGTTTCTAATTACGGGGGGTCTTAATGTCGTTGATAATAACACATGCAAAGACCGCAGGCAGACCCTAGACACAAAGATATATCAAGAGTCGAAGATCACTGCGCGCGCGTTGGACAGTATAGAAAATCTCAATCAAAATATTATCAAAATAATGATACATATGAAAATAGAACCAATACAGAAAAAAAGTAACGGGGGAGATTGCTAACAATGAAATGGCCATGGAGTAAAGATATTAAAGCCGCACAAGGCCCCACCCGGAGCATAATACTCGATAATCTAACATCTGATTTCCTCGGATGCGCATTAACCGGCGAAAAGATAACCCCGCAGAAAGCAATGGAATTTTACAGACAGAACTCAAGCGTTGCCACCGCTGTTGATATGGTAGCGGACAGTTTTGAACAGATAACGCCTGTTATAATGCTTGAGGATGGTACTTTAATCGAAAAACACCCTATATTAGATTTACTTAACAACCCCAACATACATATGACATGGTCGGACTTTGCAGCCAGGATATCCAGGCACTATTTACTCACAAATCAGACGCATTTCTTTGGCCTTGGCCCCGTGACGTTATCACCGTCACAAGTTTTTCCTGTTAAACCAACAGGCATAAGTGTGACGACCGGTGGGGATGAGTATGTTGACACGTATTATGTTGGTTTCGGTACAGCGACCGGGACGTATCGATCTGAATTGGCAAAACAGCGTATAAACAGATACTTTGACGGGCCTTTGAAAGAATTATACCGTATTGCAGGATTTAGCAGTATGTCGACGGATGGGGGAGCGGATAGCCCCTTACAAGCCGCGGCACTCGAAACAAATCAACAGATCAAAGGCCGGATACATAACACAAAGGTACTTGATAACGGCGGTAGGCTATCTTTGCTCATTGTTTTTAAAGAAGAACGGATCGACGACGACGAGCACAAAGAGCGTACACAGCGGATCAATGAGACTTTCGGGGGTCCTGAAAATGCCGGTAAAATCGGGGTAATGTCCGGCGGAGATATTCAGAGTGTTGAGGAAATGGGTACCACTCAAAAAGACATGGACTACGCAGAACTCGACAAGATAGCGGGCCAGGCTATATATTTTCGGTATAAAATCCCGTTACCATTGATCACAACAACGGCCAGTACTTTTAATAATATGAGTACCGCTATTGAAATGCTATACGACTTTGCGGTATTACCACATGCAGACAAACTGTTTTCAGGTCTCACAAGGTTTTTATTGCCACGGTTCGGTATGGAACTTGGGTCGGCCAGGATAACGTATAATCCGGAGTCATTACAGCCACTTAAAGAGCGCCGACTCAGTGAATTAGAGAAACGTAAGAAAATCGGCGTTGAGACTATAAACGAATTACGTGAATTGATACCGAACAGGGATGATATCGAAGGTGGAGAGGTGTTATACCAACCCGCCACATTGGTACCTGTGGGTACCGACATAAACGAAGACCCAAACGCACCACCAGACGGCAGGGGACTCGATGAATCTTAGAGGACAGACACGACTCAAGATAGTATACGAGGAACGTTTCCGTAAGGACGTGCGGGCACTGTTTAATCGTATCCGCATCGAATTCCGCATTGGTGTGGCTACCGGTGCCAGGATACGTGCCGCGAGATACCTGCCGCAGTGGACGGTATTACTGTCGGCGCATTATAGACGTGTACAGAACGGTTTCAGGGATGTTATAAAGGGTAATACCAAACAAGACACCTTGGATGACTTAATACTCGTCGCGTTGATAGCCTGGGCGGATAAAAACGCACCAGACTCGGCTGAACGTATAATCAATACGACTCAAAATAACATGGACGACGCGATAATACAGGCAAGACAGGCGTTTTCTGATGAAGGTACGATCGATTACACCGACCGTGAACTTGCCGTCGTTTCTGCGGCTATTTTAGGGCGTAAATTCAGGGGCCGTGAATCGTCTATAATTATGACCGAAACGCAGTCCGCCGCGGAGTCCACTAAGTTGATTGAGGCTTTTGCACTCGCAGGGTTGCCACCTATGGCGGTTGTTACCCGTGAGAGAACACCGGAAACCAAGTCTCGTAAAGATTGGCAGGATGTCGGTGACAAGGATGTGCGGGCCGGTCACAGGGCGTCTAATGTGGCGACTGTAGACGTTAACGAGCCGTTTATCGTGAACGGTCAACAAATGATGTACCCGAGTGATAACTCGAGGGGTGCCACGGTTGAGAATACGATTAATTGCCGGTGTGCGAGTTTTTATATATTTAAGGATTAACTTTAACAGGAGAATAAAATGTCAAATATACATATCTTACAAAAAGACACAAAGGATAAAATAGTAAATTGTATTTTCCATATTGACGTTCCTGACACAGATAATGCGGTTGGAACTAATTGGAGAACAGCAGTTCAACGATATTTAAACCCAGAACCTCAGATGTCTTATAATAATTCAACTGAAAATGCAAAGATCACAGCAGGAGAGATTCTTGAGGTTGTGGAAACAGTGCGGTTTTCTTCAATTAATTTAACTAATGCCCAAAGACTTGCAGAAATTGAAATCGCTTATAATACACGTAAAACAGAATTACTTCAAGAACTTCAAGCAAAACTTGATTTCTTTGGAAAGGAGGCATAATGGTCACACAATTTATATATTCAGCTTTAAGTGAGACTGATTATGAGACAACAGATTTAAATGCGCTGGCGGACGACGGTGTGGTTCTTGGCGATGCAATTAATAATAGTTCAAATCGTGACATGTTACTTAAAGTGCAAATTGAGCTTGCAAGTGCCGATTTATCTTCACAGGTAAGTCCAAATGTTCAGATCCGGCTTATTGAATCCATTGATGGTGGTGCGACATATGAGGACAATGACGATCAGGCATATGCTATATCATTGCCCCTTGCTGAAACAAGTGCAGCACATAAACGTGTCGGTGATGTATATATATCCCCTGGATTTTTTAAACTTGCAATTGTCAATAAAACAGGTGTAGCTTTTGCAGCAACGGGGAATACTATGTCTTATGCACCATACACACCGGAGACTGACAGCTAATGTATCAAGGGGGCATATTCCATAGAAAGCTTTGGCAAAATAAACCAAAGCAGTATGGACCTTGGAAATTTGTTCATAACTCGTTGAAAGAGAATTGTGAGCGCCTTGGAATAAATTTTGCTGATCTTGCTATTGCTATGCCTTGCTGGAATCCAGGAGATCAAAGGGATTATAGTAAAAATGGATTGATAGGCAGTAATACAAATGGGATTTTTGAACAGAATAAAATAGTTCTTGATGGTGAATCAAACACAAGAATTTCAATATCTAACAGCCCTGTTGTGACAGATAAAATTACAAGTATTATATCTTATAGACAAGGTATAAATCATTTTCCTGACTCATGGTGGGGTCTTAATGGCGTTTGGGACACTGGTGCTAATAAACGCTCTTATGGAACATATAGAAATTCAGCGACCGTAGTTTTTAGTATTGATACCACTGGTAATTTTTCTACAAATAAGAATGCTAATTGGTTAAATTCCGCATCACTATCAATAGGTAAAAAGTTTTTCCTAACAGGTACTTGGGATGGTTCTGATATAGTATTATTTAATTATGGACAAGAGAAAGCAAGAAATACATCAGGTTCAGGTACCGGTGCAGTTTTTGATGTTTTTTCAGACGTACCATACCATATTGGAGCACAGCAATCCTCTGGTACAATATTTAGAGAGGCACATATTGATGTTTTTCAGAATCTATTATTTAAATCAGTTCTATCAGATGATCAAATAGCCTCTTTAGCAGATAATGAATATCAACTCTGGCTACCAAGAACAGCTATTTATTATAGTTTCCCGACAGGTGATATAACGCTATCTATTAATGCTTTGAATCAAGGACAAACAATTGATAACCTTGATCTGGTACAGCAGCACGCCCTCGGTATAGATTCGATAAATCAGTCTCAATCGATAGATAATCTCGGCTTGATTCAAGCAAATATCCTTGTTATAAACGGGATCGATCAATCACAAACCATAGACAATCTTGATCTTATTCAACAGAATGTGCTTGCCGTTGACCCGTTAGCTCAATCACAAACCATAGACAATCTTGATCTTATTCAACAGAATGTGCTCGCCGTTGACCCGTTAGTTCAGTCTCAGGCACTTGATAATATCGATTTACAAACCGGTGTTATTTTACAAACCAATGACATTGATCAACCCCAATCACTTGATAATATGGATTTAATACAGGCGAATGTACTCGCCATAGGTGACATGTCTCAAACACAAACAGTCAATAATATAACGTTGAGCGTAGGTATATTGCTCGATATAGCCGATATCGTCCAGGCACAGAGCATAGATATTATAAATTTAATACAGCAATCGACGCTCATACTGGATGACATGTCTCAAAGTCAAACAATCGAGCAGATAACGCTCGATATAGGGGTTATTCTCGGTATAGCAGAAATCATACAAAATCAAACAATTGATAGTTTAGACTTGACACAAAGCAATATTCTTGCAATAGATCAATTGGAACAAGGACAGGTAATTGATAATGTGATATTCTCGCAAGTGGAGGGTAAGATAATTATAACCTTGACAATAAAATCACCGGGTATCGATACAACGATTAAATCACCCGGTATAAATTTAGAAATAGAATAAGGAGTTTATCATGATTACACTCGAACAACTACTCAAGACAGTGGACAAGAAAGGTAAACCGGTTACAGAATTCCGTGTATCTGTTCAAAAGACTTTTGACCGTGGGGTTTTATTCATCATTCATCCGCAGGATGCGGACGGGGGGACACTGGACTTTATGGTATCGGACAATTTACTGACTGATCCTAAAGGCGGACGCTTGAAACGGTTAGCAGGATGAATGACACCGTTCTCGACATACAAAATGTCACACAGATATTAGACGTCGATAGCCCGGAATTAAAAAAGTCATTCGGTCAGCGGTTAAGGGAAGCCGCTGGCGATTCATATAAACAAGAAAAATTACCGAATGGTGATATAAAAATAACTTTGGTTATACCAGCAAAGATACAGGGGGTAAAAGATGAGTAAATTTGTACCGGATGACACTATAGATAAGTTACTCGACGAGGTCGCCACGTGTGACCGTATGGATGTCACGGATGACGTATCGACACCGACAGATTTGTCTGGGACTCTGGCCAATGTGGCCATGACACCCGGAGATGGGAACGACTATACGATTGGTGACGGTGATGTTTCAGGGCGTAAAGTGGCCATGGCCGAAAAGACCGGGGTTTCAATAACCGGATCGGGTACGGCACTTCATGTAATTTTATCCCTTTCCACTGTGATAAAAGATATCACCACATGTACAAGTCAGGTTCTAACATCTGGCGGCACGGTAACATTCCCGACATGGGATCATGAAGTCTTAGACCCGACATAGGTGCGGTATGGGATGTGTAATATTTGATATAGAGGCGTGCGTTGAGGAAGGTAATTTCACTGTCATAACGTACAATTTGACGGATGAGAACGGCGACGACGTAACGTCAGTCGATAAGCTTGAATATAAATTATCAGATGGTGACAATACGCTCATAGATTGGACAGAGGTTGTAACCCCTGACCTGCCGAGCGGTGAGATAAAGATACCGGGCGAAAATAACAGAATTTCGAGTTTATCAGACAGGTATTTCACTTTACACGCCAATTATAATGCGAGCGTAGATGATAGTTTTAAAACGACCCGGTACAGTTTGCAAAACTCACCTAACACAACACCAGCAAGCCCGACTTAGGGGGACAGATGGAAATAAAACAAATGCACGGCGGTTTAATAGTCGAAACGAAGACAATACAGCGAAACGGTGTACCTGTGGGTACTGTATCTGGTCACATTGCTACATGGGATGTCGATCGAGGTGGCTGGTCCGGTATTAAAGATAAGTTCCTCCCTGGCGCATTCCTTGAGAGTATAGAACGTCATAAAAAAACCGATAGACAGATACGTCTTAAAGATATGCATGGCCGTACTATCGGTGGTTTCCCCATTGAGACAGTGCACGAGGATAGTACCGGTCTATTCGGAGTGGGTGAAATAAACCTCGAAGTGCAGCAAGGTAAAGAGGCGTTTTCCCTCGCCAGGCAGAAAGTACTTACCGATTTTTCTATCGGTTGGGAGATGCTGTCGGAACCGGTCATATCAGAAGGTGTCAGACACATAGCAAAAGCCGAAATATGGGAAGGTAGTATAGTCGACGAACCCATGAACCCGTTCGCAAATATTCTTGATGTTAAAACGGCGGATTTTGGGGAGCTTGACCTCACTGATATACGTGCGGTCGAGGATGCTTTAAAAAAAGGCGTGCGTTTTTCGAATAAAAGTGCTAAGAAACTAATTAATGCTTTGAAATCTGTCGGAATGCTTCGAGACGAGCAGGACGACCACCGAGACGGTGAATGTATAAAAAAGCTCGATTCAATATTAACCTCATTACAGGAGTTTTAAAAATGCCTGAGAAATTAGAGAAAAAAATAGACAAAGTTGTCGAGGGTATCGTCGCGGTACAGGAGAAAGTTACGTCTCTTGCAAAGCAATACGACGGACTTGATCTTGACGCTATGACCAAAGCTGCGGAAGATGCAGCAAAGGGATTTGAAGCAATCCAAGCCCTTAAACAGGAAATTAAAGCTGACGAACTTATGGACCGTTTGTTTGCCATGGAAACGGCGATCGTTGATAACGGCCCGAAAAAAGTCGGAGCCACTACTCCGGAACATAAAGCGTCTTTTTACGCATATCTGCGCAAGGGTGTTCAGATACCCGTGGATGTCGTACAGGCGTATTGTGAAGATGTGGCAAGAAAGACCTTGCTTCATGCAGATGAAATTAAAATTGCTGCATATGTTAAGGATCTGGTTGAAGGATCAAACCCTGACGGTGGGTTCTTTATAACCCCGGAACGATCAACACAGATTATTAAACGTGTGTTTGAAACATCCCCGTTACGTCTGGTTGCCAATGTGACTACGACCTCCAGTAACAGTATGGAATTTGTCCTCGATGACGACGAAGCCGATGCAGGATGGGTGGGCGAGGTAGAGACCAGAGCGGATACAGATACACCTCAGATCGGTCTTTTGACTATCCCTGTCCACGAGTTGTATGCGCAGCCTAAAGCTACGCAAAGAATGCTCGACGACGCGGGATTTGATCTTGAGGGATGGTTGCAGGATAAAGTTACCCGTAAATTTTCCCGTCTTGAGAATACCGCCGGTGTCCTCGGTGACGGGGCTAAAAAATGGAAAGGTTTCCTTGCATATGCCGCGTGGGCCGCTGCCGGAGTATATCAGCGTGACGCAGTTGAACAGATTGCAGCTACAGGAACGGCCGGATCACTGGATGAACCCAATGATTTAATCAATCTGCAAAATCAGTTGATTGATGATTATCAAATGAGTGCCGTCTTTGCCATGAATCGCGGAACGTTCAGCGACATTATGCAGTTGCAAGGTACTAACGGTGATTATCTGCTTAATCCGTTTATGCTTAAAGAGGGTACCGATCGTATTCTGTTGAGTAAACGCGTTATCATCATGGCGGACATGCCAGACGTTGCAAACAATGCGCTGGCGGTTACATATGGTGATTTTGGCGAAGGTTATACCATCGTTGACAGGTTTGGTGTTAGAGTCTTAAGAGACCCGTATACCTCGAAACCATACGTTAAATTTTACAGTACAAAACGCAGCGGCGGGGCAGTAACCAATTTCGAAGCCTTGAAAATTCTGAAAATTAACGCGTCATAGCGCATAACCGTGTAGATAGCTCTATACGACATTGAAGCGCCGGGTTAGCCCCCGGCCACAATAAAAAATTTAACTTTATACGGAGGCAAATAAAATGCCAATAAAAGAAACTGTAACAAAACAAATCGTTATAAAGGCGTTCGAGTCAGAAGTTTTGGCGAGTGGAAGTGTGACGTCTTCCGGTGTCATCATAGATACCGCTGATTATGATAATGGTGTCTATTTTTTCATGGATGCCGACTCCGTTGCGAGTGGGGCGGCAGTGTCACTCGAAATATCAGAGGGTGATAATGTATTGTTGACAGACGCAGCACTTGTTCCAGATAAAAACCTCGTTTATGGTGATGACGGTGACGTCATTATCGATGGTGCGGACATTGACGAGGGGGATGCCTGTCCGAAAGAAGGCGTATTTGGTACTAAACGGTATCTTCGGGCCGCAGTAGAGAAGACGGGGGCTGGTACGGCCAGAGTCTCGGTGTACTGTATTGTTAATCCAGAGATTGCGGCAACGGATCAAGGTATACCATAAACATTGGGTCTGATATAACCGACAGGGACGCCCTGAGTAGCGACGAGCGAAAGGGGCGCTCCAAAATAGTGAAGCAGCGAGGATAGTATGAAAATAAAAGCTTTAAGATCTGGTAAATTTGCACACCCCGACCCAAGCGCGCGGCAGGTATTTCTCAAAGAGGGTGAAATTGAAGACTATGACGACAGAATGGCTGCGTCACTGATCGAATGCGGAGCGGGGGAGGTTGCTGTCGTTCACAAGTCGTTTAATAAGATGAATAAGGCTGAGTTAATCAAGTACGCGGCGGAGAATTATATATCGATTGATCGGCTTTTGACAAATGGTAAAATGGTCGAAGCAATCGAATCGGCAGAGGCCGAAAATGGGTAACGACTATTATAATATAATCGTACCCGCGGACGAGGAACCGATCACGCTCGCAGAGACTAAAGCGTGGTGCAAGGTGACGCACACTGCCGAGGACGGCGTATTTGAAGCCCTGATAAAAGCCGCCACAGCTAAAGCCGAGAAATTTACAAACCGTGTGTTTATAGAACGGACTTTTACCGGGTTTTTTGCGGGTTTGGAGTGTTCCAAATATGAAAAAGGTTTATTCCTTGCACTCAGGCGCGGGCCGTTGTTATCTGTTGCGACTATCGAGGTAACAGTCGATGAGTCACAGGAAACAGTATCGACCGATGATTATGATGTCAAATTGACCAGTGGATACTCTCGTATTATATTTAACGAATTTGACGAGTCACCGGACGTTATACCGTACCCATTGCAGGTTGATTTTACAGCAGGTTACGGGGCGGCAGCGGATGTACCGGGACCGATTAAAACAGCAATAAAAGAGGCGGCATGCTATTGGTATTCTAACCGTGGCGACTGCGCCGTCGGTGAGGAACTACCGGGCATAGCCAAAGGCATACTGTCCGAATACAGGATCGTTAACACGTGGGGATAACACATGGGTAACTGTGACGTAAAGCGTATAAAAGCGACCAAACTGTGTCGGGGTGACTTAAAACACCTTGTGGAGATACAGTCCAGGGTGCTCGAACCTTCCGACCTTGATACGAGTCAACCTGTCGAGACGTTTACAATTATCCGCTCGCAGTGGGTTGCCATTGAAACAGTGTCCGGAGTAAAGCAGGGTGTCGCTAAGTTCTCCCGTATAAATATTGAAGATGGTGCAACACATTTATTCTGGATGTTTTGGGACGCGGATCTGCCAGCAGTGGAAAACAGAAACAATTTTATCCTTCACGACAGTCGACGGTTTAAGGTTTTAAAAGTAAACAATATCAATGAACTAAACACCGTAATTGTCATACAAACAACCGAACGTGGAGAAGATACCGAGGAAGCGAGTAAAGCATGATAACCAGGGGTGCAGCATGACTATAACAATCAAGGTATCCAAACGGGCACGCGAGGTATTGATAGATATACCGAAACACCTGCGTAAACACCGTCAGGGCCTTGAAAATGCTTTGTATGAACACGGGCCGGAGGTTATACGGGAAACCTGCAGACTAATCATAAATGGGCCGAAAACAGGTCGAATTTATACGATCAGGGGGGCGAGACACCAGGCGTCCGCGCCAGGTGAACCGCCTGCAAGCAGAACGGGGCGTCTCGCGGCGTCTGGTGATTTCCGGGTTCGTAACTGGCAGGAAATGACAGTCGGGGAAACCGCAGAATATGCCGATTTCCTTGAAAACGGTACGCGAGGAAGGATTGCACCACGTCCACACCTCATACGCGCGGTAAATAGTAAGGCACGGGATTTGCAAGTATCTATATTGGAAAACGTTAAGGCGGTTATAGGATGATCACACCCACTGAAATAGTCAGACAGTTAAAGACGTACCTTCCGATATTTACGGATAGGTTCACAGAACTGTTGACCGTGTCGTCTGCGTCCGTTGATTTAAGTAACATTGTATCTGTAACCGCTGCAAAACACGGGAAAACCGTGGGGCAGTCTGTAATCATATCTGGTGGGACGACCAGGAACCCATTGAGCGCGGCAGTGCTCGACGATGACACTGTAAAATTCACAACAAAATATGACCATGACCTCATACGACCAAGTAAACCACTTGATGACCAGACATTGACTCTTGACGGTTTTGGTAGTATATGGGACGGCGTGTTTGATATTATAGACGTGCCGAACCGCAGGAATTTTAATATTAATTTACCGAGTGGTGAGGTGGTCGCACCGTCGGTGGATGAATCACAGTATTTAATCGATACACGAACGGGTCTTGCCGGTGTGCAGATCATTGCGACGGTACCGACCGCGGGGTCGTTTACTATCGATCTGACAAACGCACCAGCGTTACCACCCGGACCGATTGACGGTCTCGAAATAATATCCGGTTTCAGGATATCAGCGGCGGCGGACTTCAAACGCGCGTCAGCCGTGTATTCTAAGCAAGACAGCGGGGACGATTATTTATTTGTGATAATGACCGACGGTGATATATCTAAAGACCGGCACACTCTGAATGATGGGGTTGCGGGTATGAACAGTCAAGACATGAACTTGCTGCGGATGTTGCGTAATTTTTCAACAGTTGTATTTATTTCGACCGGGGACGACATATCTGGGGCAAATGCTCAAGATGGGGCGTATGACGAGATATATGCCGCCCTACTGTCCGCCCTGTTTGGTTTCGAGCAATCTGATCAAGTTATAAAATATGGTGCAGTACCATCGGGCGATGGGCCTGCGGAGTATAACACCGCATATTACGCGCACACTTATGACTGGCAGATACCCGGATCAATAACTTATCAAGACGGATTTTTACAGCAACCCGACGTGGCTTTCCGTGACATTGCGCAGACTTTAAAACTGTTTAATGATGCCGAGGCCGAAATGGTTGTCAATATAAATTTAGATGAGGAGCCATTGTAATGATAAAAAGAAATATGGAGGACAAACGGATGAAAGCCACGATTGAAAACAAGTCGAGCGTAACCATTCACGGCCTCAAACCGGGCGGAAAATTGCCCATTGAAGTCGACAAGGAAGGTACGCCACTTAATAAAGAATGGCGGCGGAGGGTTGCGGACTCAAAAATTGATCACGCTGTCTCCCTGACTAAAATAACCAAGAAAAAACAAGGAGGCAAGTAATGGGCAGCAACACAAGCAACCCACAAGTAAACATCCAATTGCTACCGGCCGCAGTCGTGGACGCATTCGAGGACCGCAGAGATATTATTTTCGGTCAGATCGGCGACTCTGGTGCAGCAGTGGACGGCGCTTTAAACGTGGACGTTCACACACTGACAACAGCGGAAATTAAAACACTGTTCGGGGATGATACATTCCTAACAAATCAAATCCTTGCCTGGCTGAACGTTAACGAGGCGTTTTCGCCCCTTGATGTTATCGGAAAAGACGCCATTGGTACAGTCGGCACAGGTATTTTAACGGTTGTCGGAACTGCGACCAGTGACGGCGAGTATTTGGTCTCGGTAGTTGACGAAAAACAATACCAAGTGACGGTGTCTGTATCTGATACGGACGATGAGACCGCCGTGGCAGACGCAATTTCCGCAGCGCTCACCGCACTAGCCGACGCGGTTTTAAGTGCGGCCAATGTTGCGGGTGTCGTGACTGTAACGTCCATAGATAAAGGTACTATTTGCAACAATTACGGTATTAAAGTCG